CGCATCGGGCGTGGGTCTGCTATAATACAAAATGATCGTCTATGGGAAAGGCAGGAAGGCGCGATGCCAAAGTTTTTTGCTCCCGAGGCTGCGCCGGGCGCGAGATTCCTGGTCCTGACCGGGGAAAATGCGGCGCATGCCAGAGTGCTGCGGCTCAAAGCCGGCGAGAGCGTTACGGTCTGCGACGCAAAGGGAACGGACTTTCAGTGCGTGATCAGCGATATTGCGCCGGAGCAGGTTTCTCTGGTTGTGCAGAGCGAAGCGCCGTCGCGCGCGGAACCGGGCGTTTTTTGCAGCGTCTATATGGCGTTTGCCAAGGCGGAAAAGCTGGAGCATGTCGTTCAGAAGGCGACGGAGCTGGGCGCGGGTGAGATTGTCGCGTTTCCGTCGAGCCGGTGC